AGCAGCGTTCCGATGTAGTGCTTCTGGCCGAACTCGTGCCAGTCCTCTTTGTCCAGTAGGGCTTGAAGGAAACTGCGCGTCACTGCGAGAATATCCTTGCCGTCCTGTATGCTTCGCTTCTTCTCTTCGCTCACGGTATCTCCCTCAACAGCCGCCAAGCCTTATAAAGACACATGAGGCCCAGCACGATCGCTATCCCACTTACAACCAATGCCATGCCCTCTCTCCAAGTCATAGCAATCAACCCCTAAATCTCTTGAGGACGTATGCAACCAGCGCCGCTATTGTAACCAATACCGCCACACCAAAGAAGGACAAGCCAACGTCTACCACCACAGCGCGGATCAGGCCTAGCGTTCCGAGGACGCAGTAGAAGACCAGGAAGCCTTTCCCCACATGGAAGTTGAATCGTGACAAGCTCTTCTTCTTGAAGCCCCGTGCTTCGTCCGCCTCAGTCGTCAGAAAGAACCACATGCACAGTGCGCTGTAGCCGAAGAAGACAATCGCAGCGAAGGCGACGGCGATCTCTAATAAGTTGTAAGTGGTTTGCAATACGGCGTTCATTATTGCATCCCTTGCAAGGCTTTTGACATGTTCATCGAATCCTTCTCGAAGACTGATACAGCAATGAACTTACCTTCATGCCGAGCATAGGCGTAGGGTATCGTAGCCATTCCTGACCTCTTAACCTCTTCCGCGTACAGCTTGTCGCCTAACTCGAACAGCTTTGCGAGTTCTGATTTCGTCATTTCATATCCTCCATCCACACTTGATGCACAGTCACATCCAGCGGCAGTATTCGTTCTCCCTCTTCACATTCGTCAAAGGATTCATGCTCAAGAACGAGATTCACAACCCGTGTCTCTCCCCACTGCTCGGTATTCACTGCTAACAGCTTCACGCCTTCAGGGATCCCAGACATCCGAACGATCGTCCCATCCACAGGACGCCAGATCACGGAACCGTGACAGAGCGAAGACATTATCTTCAAGAGAACATCCCCGGCAATATCGAACGTCTTGAGGCGTGGCTTTGGGCGATCTCGAAGGAAGACGTCCCTCATCATCTTGTCAAAGCGTCGTATGGCTTCGATCATGTTTCCTCCCTCAACGGATACCACAGCCCAGTCCACTCGGCAGACGGCTCAGGCCAGATCATGTTCAATCGCATCGGACCGACGAAGTGATCCTCCGAGGTACACGCTTCGACCGCTCGCGCCTCAGACGTGAAGACGCCAACGACATCCCACGCCTTCAGAATCACGTCGTTCACCTCGCCGACGATGTAGATCATGCGGTTAGGCATTGCTATCCTCTTCAGTTTCAACCATCTTCAGCATGATCGGCTCTCCTGTAGACGGGCACATCCCATAATGAGTCCATCCTTCACATGGCCTTGTGAGAGGGGAGAAGTGGACAACGTCGTGATCCTTGCCGCATCGAGCACATGATTGCACTGGCGCGGTGTAGTTCTTCAGAATGGTACAGTTATCCACGTCAATGAGATCGGCAACCTCGATGATGGATTCCGGCGCGACCATTGTGATGTGTATACGGACAATGTCGCACACATCTGAATCAATAGAGATGCCGGTAACTCCATCAAGACCAAGCCTCTTGCATACTTCCCTACCAAATTCCCATCCAGCAATACTTTTGTCACTCATTCCGCACTCTCCTCTTATCTAGGCCCATCAGTCGGGGGAGGTAGTGCGCACGGACCGGCTGGCTCTTTCTCGTTCACTATCAGCGAGACAGCGCCTACCTCGATAACTTCCAGCCGCGACTCATCAACCCACTGGCTTGACGGGATCTCCCCTTCCGCGTTGACCCGAGGATGCACATCGAACGTTATGCAACCAGTGAGACATTCCCATCGGCCATAAGCAATGCCCTCGAACCCGGTAATTATGTCTTTCACTCGATCACCAATTTGGACTCTCATTCTTCACTCTCCTCTTCAGCCGCCTCAACAAGCGGAGCGGCTTCGATCTCGATGATAGCAGGTGAGACCCCACTCACTAGCTCTGTGATACCTCTCAGCGCATCCTGCGCCCCTTTCTCCGTCTCGTAGATGTGCAGAACAATCTGGCTCGCGTTCGATAGTCGGCCCATCAAGGACTTCCCTCTCTCGCTAACGCTGAACCCCGTTATCCATTCAAGCGATCCGTTCGCTAGTTTGACCCACATGCTCCCTCCCTCTTCAGAATCTCTTTCAGTTCGCGGCGTACTTTCTCGATGGCGGTTCGCAGATACAAGCCGCCTGGAGGGTAGACGCCTTCCCATTCACTACAACAAACAGTCTGCCCCGCAGATAGTGGAGGGAAATATGAGCACAACTCAGTATTGCGCTTGCAGCACGTTCCACAACTGATTGGCCTTGTTGGGTCGTGCATCGGGAATACATGCACACGAGCATCCGTCTTCTCTAGCAAGTGCATCTCGCGTACCGCTGATCGAACAGAAAACGCCCACTTCTCACACTGACATCTCTTCTGAAACTTCGGTCTCCATGCAAGACACTTTCTACACTGTCTTAGTTCCATCATTCCTCCTCAAGGATTACGATCTTTGCCGCCCTTATCAACTCTCGGAACGTCGGATCAGGCTGTCCCGGCTCAGGCTTCCACGTCGGGGGCCGCGTGTCCTTCACCCAGTCGGCTTTGATTCCGAAGACCTCACGAGCTGTCTGCCCGAACACGTCGATCCACGCCTGTGCCTGCTCGCGTTTCTCCCATACCCATCCACCGCCGTAGGTTCGTGAGCATCCTTTCTTGCGGAAGACAAGATGCTTGCGCTTCGCGTCCGCGATGAAATTCCGGTATTCCTTGCTAGGGCCGATGGTGTAGATCATCAGCGTCCTTGTCGAAGATCAGCCAGCGCTCGTGTCAAGTCCATGCTGGATCGTTTCACAGCGGCGCTCTCTTTGCAGCCACAGATATTCCATAGAGAAGTCTTCGCTATGACCTCTTTCAGCAACGATGCCTTCTTGAGAAACCGCTCCGCTTCCGAGATCGCTTCATTCAACGTTCGTTCGTTCATCTCTCCTCCTTCAGTAGAATCCGAACCATCCCTTCGGCAAGCCACGATGATATGCGTTGTTCCACAACCTGATACTCCACCAGTGAGGATCGCCGCACTGGAGATGAATACGCCAGAATCGTACATTCAGCCATAGATTGCTCATCGTCTATTCTCCTCTACCTATTTGAGTTACAAGGCCAATCAATCTAGTACACGCGACGGGAGTTGAACCCGCAATCTCTCGGATGAAAGCCGAGTGACCTTTACCACCGGTCCACGCGTGCATGTCTCCTCTTCACCTTCCTCGATACAACCCGATTCCGAAGCTGTACGTGACCCACTTTTCTTCCTCTGCTTCATAGACCCATGTTTGATGTCTTTTGCTCCATCGACGGAATACCACGCACTCGTCCACATATCCACGGACATGACATAGAATCCATCGCAGCCCTATCTTCTTGTAGAATTTATCTTCTAGCTCGTACGCTGTGTTTACCATATCTGAAACCTCTCCTCAAAGGACCCCGACTTATCCCTCACCACTTCCGAGTAGTTCAACGAGTGCGCATAGTGATCCGGCGCGCTCCCTTCATCGTATGTCGCGTACTTGTGCTTCCCTGTATCCACGATCTTCCTCACCATACAGGTGAATTGGTCCCAGTAGTCTACAGGCAATCCAGTCGGCACGACCAATCCGTCCTCTGGCTTATGAATGAGAGAGAACGTTTGATCGAGGGTTGCCGTCCGTGCCACTGACACGAACTCAACGCCGTCTTTCTCCTTGACCGTCCCCCCTACTGTCACCGGGGATGAGTGATACCGGATGAGCTTGATCCCACGATCTGGATTCTTCTGAGCAAGTAGCTTTGCCATGTACGTCTCAGGCATAGCGTCAATCCCACACGAGAGAACGTTGTACGAATCAAGCGCGTCGTCTGCCTCTTCCCAGTTCTTGACCCCCGCCCACAGGATCTCACCATCCAACGCCCTCACCGTCACATGCAAGCAGTCACCTTCGGATCCTCCTACATCGATTCCCATCACAGTATGAGCAACGGACCCGGCCACCATTGCGCTCCCTGAGCACGTCAGACGGTGGATAATTGCCATGTCTAGCTTTGCCCCTGCTGATGCGTAGGGCTTGCCCAGGCGGTTGTTGTAGAAGGTTCGCTCTTTTGTCGGGTTGCCTTCCGCTTGATCCCAATCGTTGAGAAGGTCAATCGGCAATACGCGAGGCGAGCATACTTGAGGAATCGTCCAACTGATGTAAGGTGCTTTCTCAACCTTCGGGCGCCACTCTCCGACTAGGGTGAAGTCGTGCGGCTTGCCACAGGTAGAACACACTACACGATCAGGAGACGAGCGGACGATGCACTGCGGCCAGTCAGGGATGAACCACTCATTGCAGTATGCGCACAAGACCCACCACTGATGCTGAGTCCCTCCAAGGTAGTCTGCGTCGATGCCAATCTCAGGGTATGAAGGATTCCCGATGTCAGCGACCCACTGATACTTCGATGCAGCTAGACGCCCAAGTGCCATCTCCGCTCCGAGATCAACCATTACGTCTTTCTCGTCACGGATCAGAAGGCCAACTGGCATCTCTTTCAGCTTCTTCGGCTGCTCTGCTCCACGGAAGTACAGCGTCCTATCCCATCCTCTCTTGACGTGAACGTTATCAGTCGCGGTGAATCCGGCAGCGATATTCGGTGAGTTTGCAATGATCGGATCGAACCGCTCTTGCACGAATTGCCCAAGCTCTCCATCTGTGCGCAACATGTAGAGCGCATTCTCTTTACACTTGTTCATGAACCAAAGGGTGAAGATCATCATGGTAGTACTGAATCCCATCTGAGTAGGCTTCATCCCAACCATACGGCCACGGCGGGGAAGCGATCCAAGCCATGCGAAGATCTGCCGCATGTACGGCATCTTGAAGTTAGGTTGATAGAGAGCGTAAGGCATACCGTCTTCAAGGAACACATTGGCGACAGCCCATCCATAAGGGCCTTCACCTGCGTTGACTACGACTTGGTTTTGAGCTTCCTGGAAGTCGGTCACTGTCTCTTAAACCTCCGCTTTCCTTTTAGAGTGATCCCTTCTTCACGATACGTCTCGATATCATCCATACTTAGTGGTGGTGGTATCTCGCCAGGCGCGAGAACGAGCAGCGGCGCATCTATTGGTTTGTGCATTCTTATTTCGTGCATATCTTCTGAGATCTGACACCGGCGTCCTGCCTGACACCCTCCGGCGAACTGTGCGTTGGATGGACGGATAACCTCAGAAGCCCTCTTCACCTTACGCAAGAATCTTGTCGCTCTAGCTTCAGGAGAATTGAATATCGCATCAAGAAACCACAGCATATACTTGACATGCCTAGCGTTCATCTCCACCTCTCACTCCTCCTCGAATCGGGCAAGGGCTTGTTCGGCGGCTTCGTACTCCATGTAGTTGCCGTCATTTACATCGCTCTTATCGAACAGTTCTCGCAATGCCTTCCTTACTGGCTCCAGTTCCGTGGCAACTTTCCCAACAACAACCTCATCGCTCTCGCCATCCCAGTCAGCCTCTCGGACAATGCCGACAATCTCACTCGCTATATTCATCATTCCTCCTACGGCGCGGCAAGCGCAGGCTCTTTTTCACTAGCCCTCAAACTGATTCGCCTCACAACTTCCAACGCCTGCTCTTCTTCCGGTGTCAAGTCCTGCGGTAAGCCTACGACGCCTAGCGTGTGATCAGGGCGCCCTTGCATCACTTCCAAGATGCGCACCGCATCAATAACACGATCGACAATCGCAGGCAGTACCCTCAGCCTGTCCTTTGGCGATATGGCTCCGAGCCGATCCAACAAGGCTTCCTTCTGTTCATCGGTCGATGCCCCCGTCAAGACCAACGGCTCCGAGTTGTTCACAGTGATGCCTTGAAGCGTCTGAATCAGCATGTCTCTCATCCACTCGACCATCTTGGTCGTCTGGTCCTCACGCTGGCTGACCGCTCCGGCGATGAAGCGGCCAACCACCTCCGCCGATTGTTCAACCGTTTCTTCCTGTTGAAGAGCGGTTGCTTGCTTCCGAGCGTTGTCCAATCCGTTGTTCTTGGAGGCTTGCGCGAGTGATACCTGTGAAACTTCGGTCACCACTTGACCGAGGTTAGACCAATACGCGAGGCGCTTGAGTTTCCATTTCCCTTGCTCATAGTATTTTTGGACTGTTCTCTCTCCTACGTCATGCTTTTGAGCAAACTCCTTGCGTTTTGAGCGAACTGTAGAGGTAATCCAATCATGTTCCATGGCGGCGATCTTTATGCTTGAGAGTTTCCTGCCACGTTGTTGTGTCATGTTGTCAAGTTACTAGGCTCCGTGTTTCATGTTCGTTGAGTCGTAGAAAGGTGAGGCCGATCCACGAAAGAGAATATCTTCCTCTCGCCGTTGCATCTCAGCCAGCACACGCCGTCTCACGTCTTCCTCAATCAATGGGATCAGCGGCTTATGTGAGTTCAGAAAATCCATCACCCCCGGATCTGTGATCTCTATCGAGGTCGTGTATTCCCCAACAGGGATCACTTTCCGCGGACTACGCTTGAACCACGTCCAGGGCTTCCACCATACTCTAGTTGGCTTCTGAAACGTCAACCAAGGGCGCGGCTCAATCTTCTCATGCCAACCAATTCGCCCTAGATCGTAGTTCATAGCATGAGCATCATATCCGCGCCGTGTCTCTTCACGAGCTATCCTCTCCGTTCGCCGTTTGCCAAAAACGACCTCGGGCCACTTGTCGAACGCGCCGATGAAGTACATCCATGCCGCGATGAAGAGACTGATGAGTGTGAAGAAGAGGATCATGATGGGTCCATTGCTAAGATGAAGGCCAGGGTGATGGCGCGTTGAGCTGTGTCTCCTGCGGAATCAAGTTCGTAGACAGACCATCTCCAATCTTGGTTGATCTCCACAAGCGTCCACGCTGCTGCGATGTCGTTAGGGTAGTCGGGCAGTTCTTGATACCCCTCATCTTTTTCAGCAGGAAGTAGGTACGCCAGTCCAGACGGAACTCCATCTTCAACCGAACATGTAAACCATCTTCCGGTTAGCTCAGCCGCCTTGATTCTCAACTCATCGTCCGGCATCGTATTCAGTGCTTCGAGATTCATCCTGCCGCCCCCTTGCGTACTTGCTCCATGTATAAATGGTGGAAGTGATTCCGGGCTTGAACTGCTTGTTGTTCGCGGATGAAGGTAAGGACGTAGATCTCTGCGATGGTGAGACGTTTACGAGTTAGTTCCATTGTTCCTCCACTTCCGTCCGTAGTCTTTGGTCTTCAGAAGTGCCGACAGGTCATTATATCCGATTGGCTCGCTTCGAACCAAACCATCCTTAGTCCTTCAGTAGTGCGGCGAGAATGCCCTCCTTTGCTGCCTTCATCTCTGCCCAATATCCGTCGTTGCTGCTTAGATCATGTTCGAGGACTTCAGACATCACATCGCAAGCACGTGATGCTGCCTTGCCTAACGTGATGTATCGCTCGTAATCTGTCAGCGCCTTGCCAGTCTGAGGGGAGAGGGCAGCTTCAAGATCCTCCCACGCTGTAGCATCTTCACGGTAGAGTCCAGGGAGATATTGTGCCAGCATCTTCGTGTTGGCGACACCTCCGCTGATAGCCTCATCCTTCGCCGCGATCTGAGCCAACAGCCATTCGACGAGGTCGCCAAGATCAGGGATTGTATTCGGCCTGTCGTGTGCCTCTTGCCACAAGACGCTTGCGCGGATCGTTCGCTCGTGTTGCATTACGATAAGTCGATCATGTAGTTCGGCCTCCTCTTCCAGGGCGGTGAGTTGGGCGCACGCCTTGCCATAGATCGGGGCTGAATGCCCCATTCGTCTTGCCCATGCCTCCGCTCGGCCTATTGCTTCCCTAATCGCATCAGTCTTCATCACGCCTCCTTGTCGGTCGTTCAACTTCCACCTCTCGCTCAATCAGCACGTCACGGATAAGCAGTTTTCCTCGCCGCCTGGACAGCGGAGGAAAGGTCCGTTGTACCTTCACAAGGAACGTATCCTGCTTGCGTTCGATCCCCGCGTCACTCCATGCCATGATCCACTCAACGCCATCACGGGGAATCCGTGCGTATAGATGCACCTCTGATGTGCCTTCCCAAGGGAAACCGTTACGCTCCAATTCTTTGTTGAGATTCGTCAGCGAGTTGTCTCGTGCAAAGTGAATCAAGGACTGAAGCTGCTCGGTCGTCGCCACTCTCTCAGCAGTCGCATCTATGATCCGGTCGATCTTCTGCCGGTTCACTCCGTCAATCCACTCAAGCCCATGCCCTTCAATCCACTCAGCGGCAGCAGCTTCGTCTTTCGCTGTCTCGGTATCGTGCCCCAACGATGCAAGGAACGCTTCAGGAGTCATGTCCGGTGCGATCACCTTTGAGTACCGCAGGACGTGAAGGAAGATCCCGGCACG